GCCTGTTGGGCCAATTCTTTCTTTTTTAGTTCTCTTTGTGTGGCTGCTTTTTTTGTGCTTGTTGCTTCTTTGATGATGTCAAAAACATTCTTTACATCAATGGCCGGAAGCATTTTAGTAATAGATTCTTGAGGGATTTGCTCGCCAGTCTGAATAGCAGGCAAAGTCTTCGCAATTACATCATAAGCTCTTGTTAATACAGCGATGTCTTCAGGTGACAGCCTTAAACCTGATTTTTCAAATATCTCAGGAAGCATCTGTGACAATGTGCTGGCATAGACTAAGGGACTATACGGTTGGCCTTTTGCATAATCGGCTAAAGTGCTTGTCAATTTGTCAATGATTGACTTTCTTAGCTGCTCTTCTATTAATCTTCTCTGCGATTCTTCAAAAGCTTTGTATTTCTCAATATCATATTGGAGCCAATTCTGAGCCTGCCTTCGTTGTAATTCCAGGTTTGCCAAATATTGAAACAAGGGGAGCATAGCCCTAAGTCTTTTGTTAAAAGCTTCCCAGTTCATTTTTCCCTCTTTTTTTAATATGTGATTAAATCTTTTCTAGATGGTGAGCTACCCCCACCAAGAAGAAAAATTAAATATGGCAAAACATCATAAATACCACCACCTTGACCTTGACTAGCAATAAGATTAAGCAAAGTCTGCCAGTATCCACTGCTCTGAGATCCCATTAAGCTTGCTAAATATTTAAGGAAAATCTCCATAATATCTCGACCTTCCGCTCTCCGGGCAGCATTCAAAGCTTCCAAAAGCTGTTCATAAGTCATTCCAGTTGTAAATAAACTTTGAGCTAATTGTGTTGTTCCCAAAAGCTCTTTAATTCTCCTATCTAATTCATCGATCGCAATTCTTGATTGGAGGTCAGCCAATGCCTCTTGAGTCCCTCTCCTAAGTTTACTCAGCTCCTTTGATTCCATAAATGAGCCTAATAATCCCATCCTTGCCAGATCATCAATTGTTTGCTGCCTCATCCCTCTCTCAGCTCTCTTTATTCCCTTCATAGCAAAGTTAATTATTTTCTGTCTTTCTTCTGGTGTAGTTCCTCGAGGATAATCCATAAGGAAGTTAAACCTTTCTAATAATCTTGCTAAAGCAGCTTGAAGTTCAGGCGACCATTTAAATTCTCCTGTTTGCTGATTTTTTTTCTTCCATTCTTCCAGCCAACTTGTGCATTCACACCTTCCCACCGCTCCCGGTTCATAACCTTCCCAGCCTTTTCCTGATCTAGGAACAAATGTATAACCTTCCGGACATTTAGGCTCATGCGTTGTAAACCATAATCCTAAAGGACATTCTTCATCTTTCTTTTTGTCTTCGTCTCCATTATTGCCATTTCCATTACCATTTTTCTCTGGAGGGCAGCACCAATCATAACCATCTTCATGATGAACCCTTTTCCATCCTTCTGGACATTTGCTCATTTTGGCTTTCATAGAGCCAGTTGGAGCCAGCTTTATCCCACCGGAACAAGGGGCTTTAATGGTTTTATCTTCATTAGGCTCATTATCAATTTTTCCTTCACATTTTCTAATACAATTCTTATATCTAATTTCAATCCTCTCTTCAGGAACACCTAGAGCTTCAAGCCTCTGTCTAAGTTGTTCGCATCTTTGTAAACATTCTTCCCTTGTAGGCATATTAACCTCCTGTTAATCTGATTTTTCTACTACCTATTGGACTAGTTGAGCCAATCCCTTTAATTAAATCTTCTATCCAGCTAGTATCAATCCCCATTCCAGAAGGATACCCCCAGTTAGCATATCGTTTTAAATTTTGAAGAAGCATCTGGTAAAATGCTCTATCTGCTGATGGGAGAAACGGACTCTGATAAGGCTGCCTAATGCCTAATAATCTCATAAGATTTCTCATCTGCATTGCTCTATCCAACATTTTTTGTTCTTCATCTTCTTCAAATAAGGATGAAATAAGAGGAATACCAACTGCTAAAAGCAAACTCAGAGGAATGGGAAGTCCTGCTGCTGATGCTGTTAGTCCAAAAATTGAGGATAAATCTCTTGAACCAGGTAAGGCTGTATTTTGAGTTAAATATGTTCTACTTAAAGATTCTCCATTCATTTTCTTTCTCCTTTTTCTTTAAGCTTTATTTCAATATCTATCTTTAACATCTCATAATTGTTTAAAATTATTTCTAAATCCTGATAAATCTTATAAGCATAGGCTCTAATTTCTTCTAATTTTTCCATTATCATCTCCATTCTTTTTTGCTCATTCATTTTTCCTTTTCTTTAGGTGGCTCAATCTTCTCAAGATATTCATAGTCATCGCTTAACCGCCACGTCTCTTTCTCCACATCAATCCCCAACTCCAAAGCCACCGTCTCAATCGTCCGCTGAAGCTCCGCCTGTTTCTGTTCAGCCAATCGGATGGCATCCTGAACTATCAGCCTTTTCAGCCTCAAAAGCTCTCTCTGGCTTTCCATGAGTTTTACTTTTTGGGTCATTTAATCACCCCCTTCTTCCGCATAACTTGAATCAGTAAAGTCTTTAGGTCAACACCTCTCTTTAAAGCAGACATAAATTCTGTGTATTCATATGAGACTGGAGATGTTTCTTCATCAGTATCAGGGTCTATTATTGCTTCCATATCTTGAAGCGTAATTGCATTCCTTCTAATCTCACTTATTCCACCCGTTTCGTTTATTGCTAAAATTCTGTATTCAATATCTACTCTCCTATTCTCAAAATCAATGATTAGCCTTGATAACCTCGCTTTGGAAATTATTTTAGTTTCTTTTAAATCTAATTCAGTCATATTACACCGCCTTTACTGGAATTTTATAATCTGTTCCATCACAGGAAATCACTATATATTTATCGGGCGTGAAAGTGCCAGCAGTTGGAGTCTGGTCTATGCGGAATGAATCACATCGTAACTGTGCTTGAATATCAAAACTGCCATACATCGTATCGCCTTCTCTGTCTAATACATATCCGTCAATCTCTTCTCCCGCTACTCCAAAAATTTGCCCAATATCTATATCTGAATGTGGATTGTTACTATACCCAGAAAGAGTTATTTTTATTTTCCCCACATAAGTTTCTGCACATTTAACGCATATCCAATCTGAAGTATTACTTGAATCTGATACTTCCGCAAGGGTTTTCCAACTAGATGAGTCAGTTTTATAAACCTCTATTTTATAATTGTCAGGATAACGGCTAAAAGTGCAAAAAAACCCAATCAATCTCCAATAATGAATTGTTTTTCCAAAGTCTATTTCAATAACAATATTTCCCGTGGGTGAACTCCACCGAGCAAAGCTGGACAAACTTCTCCTAAACATATTGCTAGAATCACCAGAACTAGGGCTGGGAGTAACAGTGACCGTCCATTTTTTATCAGCGAAAGCAAGTGAATTATTTAAGTGTATATATGGCTCTGTTCCCCAATTCCTAATCGGAACTTTGAATCCATAAAATCTTTTTATTAACATCCCTCCTATTTCTATATTATTTACATCTGTTAAATCCTGCCCATTCCAATCAAACGCCGCACTCGCCTTCCCCGATAGCTGAGCCAGAATTTCAGCATCTGTCCGACTCTCAAGCCCTGAAGATGTCGCCCTGACAAGATTGCCAGTAGTAAGCCCTGAGGCTTGGTCAACTTGGAGAATATTTTTATCAGCTATGCCGATAGAGGGCTTATCTGGGATATTATCCCAGAAAGGAGAACCCCAAAAATCAAATATTTCGCTTCTTGGATGATTATGAGCTGATGGAGGAAATGTTGATGGTTTATCTTGGATATTATCCCAAAAGGGAGTATTCCAAAGGTCAGAGATATCTGCTCTTATATGACTATGAGATTCAGGGGGAAATACTGATGGCTTATTTACAATATTGTTCCAATTCCTTGCAGACTCGTCTAAGTGAACACCTTTTACTGACCCCGGCCTTAATATATCTCTCCTAACTTTATCTAACACACCTGTTTTTGTTATGAACTCTAAATAACTATCTTTTATCATTGCTAATCTCCTTTAACTGTCCTCTTCCATGCCTTTCGCTTGAAATAAGCAGTCATCCCGATAACTCGACATTTACCCCCAGTATCCTCATTATTTGAAAACTCAAACATCACATAATAAGCCCTTACTCCTAAATTAATTCTCCTCATTATCTCTTCTCTTAAATCAGTAAGGCTGCCTGTAGGAGATGAACCAGCTAAACTTATTGTTGCAAATGGTGTTTGTTTAAAATTTCTATAAATCTTAAGTGTAAGCGTTTTATTTGCTGGTAATATATAAGTTACAAAAAGCCTTCTTAAAACATTCCATAATTCCCCTTCTGCTGTGACATTTATCCACCCAGTCTTAAAATAAGCATTTATAGGTGTTTCATCATCGGTATATCCGCTATCAAAAATATAAATGTTCCCATCACTTGTTCCTATGAGATTAACCAAAGATTCGTTTACATAAGAATAATTTAAAGTTGTGAGTTTCTTAGCAAATTCATAAATTGTAAATCTCTTGTTTATATAATCAAAAACAATGACTTTGTTTGGATATTCATTATCTCCAGTAGGGATCATCAGCCAGTATTCATGATCTTTAAAATTATGGCCACCAAAGATTCTGTTTTTAAAATTATTATTAATCTGGTTTATAGTATTCTTGATGATCTCTGAAACAATTGGCCTGTAACATTCCATTCCATTAAAAACTTCAATCCCATATTCGCTTTTCCAAAGCATTAACTTGTCACAAACTGCCACTGACCACGGAGCATCACATCCGATATTCTGAGGCATCTGATTAACTTGATAAGAGCTTGTTCCAACTTTCTCCACTTTAAACATTGATTTATTTTTAAAAACATAAAGAACATCACCAAAAGCTTTAATCTGGGTAATCACATCTGACTCTCTTCTTCTAATAGCCAAAAAGCTTCCATCCCATTGCTCTGCTGTTCCTGTTTTTGTAAAGAAAAGCATATTAGGATATTCTGAATTACCGGCGATCCATAAACGATTATCCCAGATTTCAAAATATTTCCCGACAGGCGGTGGATCATTGTCCCATTCGACCTCATCACCTAGCTCAGCATCAGTATAGTTATCTTCAAATGTTGTTGTGGTATTATCATTAATGTCAGCCACCCAGTAATAAACAGCACCATCAGCATAAGTTCTATATATTCGTCTGCAATTAACTTTAGGATGGCTAGAAACAGGAATATTATTTAAAACAATCTTTTTCCCTGAAACTGTAATTGGATCGGAGATGGGGGAG